CTAGGATGCGGGCGCCTCCAGGAACGCGCGCAAGGTTTCGGACAGCACGGCGGGATCGCGCGTTTCGCATTCCCAGACGATCAGCACACGCCATCCGGCCGCTTCGATCTGTTCCCGATGCCGATGATCCCGTTCGACGTTCCGATCCAGCTTCGGCCCCCAATAGCCCGTGTTCGATCGCGGCGGGCGCGCATCGCGGCAACCCGGATCGGGATGCTGATGCCAGAAACAACCATGGACGAAGATGATCTTCTTGCGGCCAGGGAAGACCAGATCGGGCTTGCCGGGCAGATCGCGGCGATGAAGCCTGAACCGGAAACCCATCGCATGCGCAAGCCTGCGGACGGCCAGTTCAGGCTTCATCCCCTTCGACTTGATCCGCGCCATGTTGGCGCTGCGCCGCTCGGGCGTCAGCTTGTCGGCCATGCCGATGGCTCCTTGCCATTGACCGGGCTCTCTGCCGCAGACAACCTGTACCCGCGTAAACAGAGAACAATGATTCGGGTACCGCGAAAATGGCAGGCGTCAAGAAACCGGGGCTCGGTGCTATTCACAATGCAATATTGGACCTGCTGAAAGCCAATCCAGAAGGATTGACCATTTACGAGATCCGCGAGCGCATTCCCGATATCGAAGTCCAGCAGCACCTCGATAAGCGAGTACGGGAGCTCCGGTACTATTACAAGGTTCCCCTGATCCGGCGCGGCCGGGAATCTCTCTACCGGTTCGATGGCGCGCGGGATGACGTCGCCAGCGATGACGGCTCGATCAGCGCGAAGCTGCGCGCGGCGGTCCTGCACAAGGCGCACGGCCGCTGCCAGATGTGCGGAAAGACCGTCGCCGAGGACGGGGTAAAGCTCCAGATCGACCACAAGATTCCCAGGAACTGGGGCGGCGCTACGGTCGCGGATAACCTCTGGGCCCTCTGCCAACCCTGCAACGGGGGCAAGCGCGATTTCTTCGCCTCCTTCGATGACGCGGTAATGAAGCGCATCATGGCCCTGGAAAGCGTCTACGAACGGATCGCCGAAACCCTGCGGCTGCACGGCCAGGAACCGACGCCCTCATGGCTGCTCGATTTTGTCGCGAACGCCGATGATTGGCAGGACGATTGGCAGAAGCGCTTGCGCGAGCTCCGGTATCCCGTCATCGGCATGAAGATAAAGGCCACCCGGAAGAAGAATGAGGCGGGGCGCTGGGAGGCCGCCTACGTGCTTGAAGAATGGAAGGACCTGCCGCCGAACCACAAGTTCCTGATCAAGGACTTCGAGCGCCAGAACAAGAAGGCGCAGAAGGATGCCGATCGCTAGGCGGATCGCTTGAACTGGACCGATTTGCGCCGGGAAAGCGCGATCCTGATCTGCTTGGCTACGGCCTCCGCAACCGGCGGCGGGAATGCGTTGCCTACCTGGCGGTAGGAGGCGGTTTTCTTGCCGCTGAAGGCCCAGGCATCATCAAACCCCTGCAGCCGGGCCGTCATCCGGACGGTAAGGCGGGGCATGCCGACGAAATCCGGCGCGGGCGCTTCATCGGCCAGGCCCATGCCGTCAACGCCCAGCGTCTTCCATGCTTGCTTCGCGCGCGTTGGCCCCAGATCCGGGCCGCCATGCTTCTTCGATCCGCCGACCAGCGTAGGCGCGATCTCGTTCGCACGTTCGGCCCAGGCCTTGGCGCCCCGCCAATTACGGGCGGCCATCAGGTCAACGAGGGTTCGGCCGACCGTAGGCGCATCATGGGGCGACGGCGTGGGCCATTCGAATTCGTCCTTGATATCGTCGCGAAGGGCTACGCAGACGACGCGCGGGCGCAATTGCGGAACGCCGAAATCGGCGGCGTTCAGCAAACGCCAATGGGTTTCATATCCGAGCTTCTTCAGCTGGGCGGCGATGAAGCCGCGGTAATCCTCGAAGACTGCGGACATGATACCGCGGACGTTTTCGATCATGACAGCCCGCGGGCGCAGGGCATCGACAAGATCGATGGCGATCGGGAACAGGTTTCGCTCATCGCGGTCGCCCAGCTGCTTCCCGGCGATCGAGAAGGGGGGGCAAGGAAGCCCGCCGGCCAGCAGGTCGATGCCTTTGAACGCGCGGGCATCCTGTTCCGCGAACAGCTTCAGATCGTTCTCGAACACGGTCCAGTCCGGCCGGTTCAGCCGGAGAGTCGCGCAGCAATGCGGATCGATTTCGACAAGCCCGGCATGGTCGAAACCGGCCTTTTCCAGCCCGAAGGCCTGCCCCCCCGCCCCAGCGCAAAGCTCCAGCGATGTCATTTGCGATTTGGCCATGCAGGGGATCCCCCAAGCTGCTTGTAAGACGAATCAGGCGCTAGGATGCCCGCTTCCAAATGAGTCCGCCACAGGTTAACGGAAGGTTTCAACCGCTGCGGCTTGGCGTGCAGTGAGCCAGAGAGGCGCGGCCGGAGCAACTCGCGTCTTCCGCGCATAGACCATCGACCAGCGCGATCCGCTGGCCGACCCATTCCATGGCATTGACCGCCATGCTGTTGCCCAGCGCCTTGTAGCGGGGGCCATCGACGGTCGGGCGGCCATTGCGGTAGGGGAACAGCGTATAATCGTCCGGGAAGCCCTGCAGGCGCTCGCATTCGCGCGGCGTGAGGCGGCGAACCGCCCAGGACTGCGCGATGATGTCGCCGCCGCGAGCGGAAGGCGCGCCGCCATCGGTAGTCAACGCCTGGGCATACTCGGCTGCGCGCGCGTTGTAATCCTTGTTGCTATTCGAAGGGGTGATGTTGAACGCGATGGCGATCTGCCCGCCGGCGTTCGCATGGCTGGCGGCATGCCCCATCGCCCGCAGGGTTGGCGCGGTTGCGCCGGCATCGGCGCCATGATCCTTGGCGCTGAAGGCGATCGGCACCGGAATGATGCCCACATTATCCTCCGCCCTCGGCCATCGCGCGTCTCGCGCGGCGATGGCATTCGATACCGCGGGGATCAATCCCCCGTCGCAGTCGAAATCGGTTCCAAGGCCGCCACCGCCCGAAGGGCGCGCGCTAAGTGTAGGGGCAATTCCTTCCCCCGCTTCGCGGCGCGGCGGAGGATTCCCGCGCAGGCTTTCGCCGTCAAATAATACCGCGCCGGCACGTTGCCAGCTTCCAAGATATCCGACAACGAACACACGCCGCCTTCGTTGGGGAACGGCGCCGGGAAAGCGGCATGTTCGGATGTATTGAGCGTCAAGGACTCGGTAGGCCCACCCATACCCGAGTTGCCCCAGCGCCCCGAGGAAGGCGCCAAAATCCCGTCCCCCGTTCGAGGACAGGACGCCAGGCACATTTTCCCAGAGGATCCAGCGGGGGCGATAGCGTTCAGCAATCGCAAGATAGATGAGGGCCAAATTGCCACGCGGATCGTCCAGGCCTTTTCGCAAGCCGGCGACGCTGAAGGATTGGCAGGGAGTTCCGCCGACGAGAAGATCGATAATTGCATCCGGCCATTTCCTGAACTGTTCCAGATCCCCGAAATTCGGGATCGCCCCGGCTTCCGGCAGGGCGAGAACCGCCTTGATCGCGGCGATGCGGGCGCGCCGATCGCGGAACCGCCCGGCGGCATCCGGCGAAGGCATGAACAGGGGCCGGCCCGCGCAGTAATGATGCCGCAGGGCATGGCAGGCGAAGGGATCGATTTCGGCCAGGGCGGCCGCTTCCCAGCCCAGGGGCCGCCAGGCTACGCTGGCGGCTTCGATCCCGCTGCAGACGGACATGTATCGGATAGCCCCGGCCATGCCGCGCAGGATGGGCGGCCGGATCGGCGGCCGGTAGGAATAATCCGGACCAATTCCGGCAGCAATTATTCCGGTACAAGCAGATGAAGGGGTCGCGGCCCGATTCAACCTTGCGGATATGCCCAGGGCCGCAGATAATCGCGGTTGGGGATAATCTGGGGTGGAGCACGTCCTCGAAGCGATTTGTTCTTCGGCCGCCGGCCAGCGAAACAGGGCCGGCGCCGTCTATCCCATCCCCGGACAAACGCAGGGGGGCGGATGCTTCGGAAAATCGTATCGATCAAGAATGTCGGCCGGTTCGTGAATTCGGCGGCGCAGGGCAATCCGGAGCTTTCGCGGAACACCCTGATCGTCGGCGCCAACGGATTCGGTAAGACCACCATCTGCGCGGTCCTTCGATCCCTCAAATCCGGCGAGGCGGCGCATGTAAACGGCCGCAAGACGCTGGGCGCTACGGCCCCGATCAGCATCGAACTTCTTATGGCCGGCGGCCTCTCCCGCTTCAATGGCGAAGCCTGGAATGCCCCTTTTCCCGGCCTGGCGATCTTCGATGGCGTGTTCGTTGCCGAGAATGTCCATTCCGGCGAAGTGGTCGATATCGAACATCGCCGAAACCTCTACCGCGTCATCATCGGCGAAGAAGGCGTGCGCCTGGCCGAAGCCGATTCCGGGCTGGCCGCGCAAAGCCGGGAGAAGACCGGCGAAATCAGCGCGGCGGCGAGGGCCATCCAGCCGCATCTGCCGCCGGGCATGAACCTGGATCGGTTCATCGCCTTGGCCGCCGATCCCGATATCGATCGGCGGATCGAAGAACAGGAACGCAATGCCGAAGCGGTTCGCCAGGCGCGCCGGATCAACGATCGCGCGGCCCTGGCCGAAATCGCCCTTCCGGACATGCCGGAAGGCTTCCAGGGCATCCTGGGCCGCACGCTGGATGATGTAGCGGCCGACGCGGAAGCCCGGATCGCCGATCATCTGGCGGCGCATGAAATGGCGGAAGGCGGGGGGAACTGGATCGCGGAAGGCTTGCCGCATGCCGATGAAACCTGCCCCTTCTGCGGCCAGGATATCGAAGGCCTGGCCCTGATCGCCGCCTACCGATCGGTGTTCAGCGAACGCTACGCGGATCTCCGCGCCGCGATTTCGGCCATGGCCGAAGGGATCGATGAACGGTTCGGCGCGGGCGCGATCGGCGCGCTGAATACCAGCCGCGAACAGAACGCCGGCGGGGCCGAATTCTGGGGCCGGTACTGCGCGATCGAACCGGAGGCGGTAGCGATGCCGTCCGAAATCGCCGATGCGATGCGGGCCATGGCTGGCGCGGCCCGGGCGCTGTTGGCGCGCAAGGCCGCGGCGCCTCTGGATCGGATCGAACCCGATGAAGAATTCCGCGCGGCGCAAGCCGCCTGGGAAGCGGCGCGGGAAACGGCCGAAGCGAATGCCCGGGCGATTCGCGAAGCGAATGCCTTGATCGCCGCGAAGAAGCAAGAAACCGGCGGCGCCGATGTAAACGCCGCCGAAGGCGAACTGGCCTTGCGCCGCGCCATCCGAACCCGGCATTCCGAACCGGTTGCCGGGCTTTGCGCGGATCATGTTCGGCTGAAGGGGGAAAAGGACGATATCGATCGGCGGAAGGAAGCCGCGCGAGCCGAACTGGATCGGCATACCGCGGCCGTCATGCGGCCGTACGAGCGCCGCATCAACCATTATCTGGATGCCTTCAATGCCGGCTTTTCGATCGCGGAAACCCGGCATGGCTATCCGGGCGGAACCGCCGCCTCGAGCTACCAGCTGGTCATCAACAATACCGCCATCGATCTGGGCGACGGCCGGACGCCGCCGGATCGGCCCAGCTTCAAGAATACGCTAAGCGCCGGGGATCGAACCACGCTGGCCTTGGCCTTCTTCCTGGCGCATCTGGAACAGGATCCGGAGATCGCGAACAAGATCGTCGTCTTCGACGATCCCTTCAGCAGCCAGGACGCGTTCCGGCGGCGCCAGACGGTCTACGAAATCGCCAAGGTCGCGCGGCGCTGCGCGCAAGTCATCGTGCTATCGCACGACGCTACCTTCCTGAAGCAGGTCTGGGACAAGGCGCCGGCGGCCGAACGCATCGCGCTTACCCTGGCCGACCATCGCGCCCAGGGGTCGAAGATCATGCCCATCGATCTGGAACGCGCATGCCAGGGCCGAACCGCTACCGATATCGATGATCTGCAGGCCTTCCTGGCTACCGGCGCCGGGAATCGCTTCGATCTGATCCGCAAGCTGAGGGTTGTGCTGGAAACGCATTGCTGGACCACCTACCCGGCATCGTTCCGGGCGGGCCAGGATTGGCTGGGCGAAATCGTACGGAAGATCAGGGAGGGTGGCGAAGAGCATCCGGCGCGGGCGCTGTACGATGAACTGGACCAGATCAACGACTATACCAGCCAGTATTACCACGGCGAGGATATGGCGGACGGGACGCCCGACGATATCGATCCGGTCGAATTGACCGGCTATGTTCGCCGGGCGCTGCGGATCGTCAACGCGCTTCAGGCGTAGGCGCGGCCGCGCCCGCCCGCCAGCCGCACAGCCGTTCCCCGCGTTCGTTATGCCGCACGATCTGTTCGACCGTTCCCCGGCTTACGCGATCGGCGGCCGCCGGGCGGATCGGAAAGGCGATATCGCAGAAATCACCCGGGATCGTCCGGGCGCAGCCAGCGGCGATAGCGCTCATCAAGATCATCGTTGCCAAGGCCCGTAACTTCATCGTCTATTTCCTTTGCCGTTTCGATGGCGTCCAGGCGCGCGCGATCGCGCGCCCGTTCCGCCGCTTCCCGCCCTTGCCGGCGGCCGCGCGCCCAGGCGGCCAGGATGGCCACGCCCGCCGCCGCCAGGCCCGCCAGCGCCCATTTGACCCTTGCCCAGAGCGCGATCATGCGGGCGCCAGGCGCTTGCGCAGGAAGAAGAAAAGGCCGATCCCGAAGCCGGCCAGGATGACGGCCCCCAGCGCCCATTGAACCGGCCCATCGCCCGCGAACAGCGCGCCCAGCGATCCCGCGATGCCGGCGCCCCAGGAGAGCGTTTCGCGATCGAGGGCCGGCGGCGATCCGGGCCGGGCGGGCACATAGCCGCTGGATACGAATTCGCCGCTGCCCCAAAGCGCCGCTTCCTGGGCCCGGCGATTGGCCAGGCCCTGCATGCGCTCGCCGCCGGAATGGACCCAGCGCGCCAGTTCGGCGGGCACCGCCGCGTAATCGCCGGCGTTCAGCCGGCGAAGAAGGGTAGAGCGCGCGAAGGCGTCGGCGCCCACGTTGAAGGCAAAGGAAACCAGCGCCCCGAACTGGTTATCGTTCAGGGCCGGTTCGACCAGCCGTTCGACGGTTCCTTCGGCCGCGCGCAGATCCTGGCGCAGCAAGGCTTCCGCCTGCGCTTCGGTGATCTCCATGCCGGGCCGCGCCGTTCCGGTATGGCCGTAACCGATGGTGACGGTCCCGCGAACCGGATCGCCGGGCATGATGCGCCGCGGCGGCCGCTGGCCATCGTGATCGTCGTAGGCATAGAGCACCAATCCTTCCCAACGCTTGATCTTCTCCAACGCGACATCGTTGATTCTGCGCGGCCGTCCGGGCATGGCGGGGGTCTCCTTTCGGTTTCAGGCAACAAAAAACCCGCCTTGCGGCGGGCGGGAAACGCGCATCCGGGCGGATCGCGCTATCGGCGGAAATGCATGTAGATCAGGCCGATGAAGCCAACCATGATCACGCCAACGGCCGAAATGATCCCCTGGCGTTGAACCGTTTGGATCGATTGGCGCCAGGATCGCAGGGATTGGAAATCCTTCTGCATTTCGATCATCGCTTCGGGCGTGGACGTATCCGCGCCAATGGCGATCATCATTTCGCGGACGGCTTCGCGCGCGGCGCGCTTGGCGATCCGTTCGGCATCTTCAGGCGTCATGGACGGCCCCCGGGCTAGGATTGCGGAACGGTAGGCAGGAAATAATGGATGGCGATGCGCACCGCCCCGCCGGTAAAATCCGATCCGTTGGCGGTTAGCCGGATCGGCGTATCGGAATAAAAGGCCTGCGGCCCGATCACCCCGGCATTGGTCGAACCGGCGGCGATCCCCAGAGATCCGCCGAACTTCGATGTTTCGCCGGCCAGGCCGCAATCGAAGGAAGACGCGCCGGTAATGTCCGTAACGGTCCGAACGGAGACGCCGAAGACGATCGCCCGGTTCGGGATTTCGACGGTCGAATCGACCGTCGCGCCATCGAGATCCGACAGCAATTCTTCCGCGACCACCATTTGGTTCCGGCTTTCCGCGGCGCCTTCCGAAACGACCGTATTCGCGGCCAATTGGATAAACCCCATCGCCGCGGCAACGCCTTGCCAGGCCGCGCCATCGAAGATCAGCAGCGCCGCGCCATTGGCATCCCAGGCCCGCCAGCCCGCTTGCGGAACCAGCTTCATCCAGGCGCCATCGATGTAATAGGCGATATTGAAATCCCAGCCCTCCCAATCGCCCGTCCCGTTCTCGGCGACGATATAGCGGGCGCCATCGGCCGGTTCCGCCGGCGGATCCGTTTCGGCGGCGCTGAGGACCGACATCTGCACGATACCGTCCAACAGGCGCAGGGCTTCGTTGTGCGTAATATGCTTTTGCGCCTGGTTGCCCTGGATATAGGGCAAGCCAAGATGCGGCGTTTCATCGGCCATGCGGGGATTCCTCGTTAGAAGTAGAGCGTTGCGGCCTTCGGCGCGCCGCGCCCGTAGGCGGCGCTGATCTGGTAAATGGCGATATCCAGCGAATCCCCCGGCCCCAGCGGCGCGCCCCAATCGGCGGTTTGATCGGCGGCGGTATAGAGGGCGGCGGGCGTACTCGAGCTGAGCGTCCGGATCGCGTTGCCGCCATCCAGGATATCGACTTCATACGCTTCGGAGTCTTCATCCAGCGGCGGTTCGGCCGGGCCCCAGCTATCGCCGGCCGGCGCGCGGGTTCGCCGCATCCATTGGATTTCCAGATCCCCCGGATCGCGGGCGAAACGCCAGGGCTGGCGGATATGCGCAACCGAATACGGGCGAAGCCCCGCGCCCGCCGGCGTATAGGCGATCGCGGTATGGGTTGTATCGTCGCCCACGGCCGCCGAAGCGGGCCCGATCCGCCAATTATAGGCCAGGCCAACATCCGCCGCCGCGATGGCGAGCGGCGCGATGGCGGAATCCAGCAAAACGCAACGCGCGCCGGCGGGCGCCGGATCGCGCATCGCGCCTTCGGTTCCCATCTGGCCGCGCAACAGGCGCGTAAGGCGATAGCGCCGGGTATCGATCAATTCGGCCTGGCCGAATTGAACGATTTCCCAGATGCCGTTTTCCGCTTCGATGGCGATGGCATTGCCGCCGCCGAACAATTCGATATCGGTTACGCCGGCCAGGGTTCCGGCCAGCAGATCGATATAGAGTTCGTTGCCCAGATCGAAGCGGGCAACCGGCCCGGAATGGAAATCGAAGGCCAGTTCCCCCATGCGCGCCGGCCGGCCGATCGTATTCAGCAACGCGAAGCCATCCTGCGTGGCGCTCCGATGGACCGCCGCTTGCCCGTACCAGGGCGAAGCATGAACCGCCGCATAGGGCCGATGCGCCGGAACCTGTTCATCGATCCGCGGCAAATCCATCAGGGCCACCGAAGGCGGCCCGTAGACGGTAGGCGCCGGCAAGGAAACCGCCCGTTCGGGCCCCGGCCGCGCGCCATAAACGACGCTATCGGTTCGAACCGCTTCGATGCGGCGGGAATCGGTATCGGCGATGGCCGCCAGGCGGAATTCGATTTCCCGGCCATCATGTTCGAACAGCGCGATATCCGTTGGATCGAGGGCCAGGCGCGAGGGCGGCAAGGCGAAGGCCGCGCCTTCCCGGCCGATCCAGCTTTCCATCAAGGCCCGGCGGCAACGGGCATCCGCATCGGCCCCCGCCGCCGCGATCCGCATGTTTTCGGCATTGATCCGGGCCGTATCGACGGTAATCCGGCGGGCTTCGACCGTAAGGCCGCCATATTCAGCGCCGGCGGAAACCAGCCGCCATTTGAGGGCCAGCGGCAATTCCGTTTCTTGCGCCCGCGTAAGTTCGATATCTTCGCCGCCCCGATCGGCGGCTACGATATCGGCCGGCCCCAGATCGGCGGCCGGCGCGCCGCCGCGCGGAATGAAGCGAATGAGGCCCTGCGATTCAACGGCATCGAAGCCGAAATAGCGCGCCAGGGGTTCCAGGCTTCCGCGGGGGCTTTCCAGCGCTTCGATCGTATAGCCCAGAACCGTATCGGCCAGCCGCGTGACATCGATTTGCGCTTCCGGCAGGCCGGCGCGCAGGCAAATATCCCGAACGATCTGCGCCAGGCCGGAAAGGCCCAGCCGGCCGGTAAGCCAATGGCCCAGGCGCCAGTTCTCGGCATCGCCCCAAACATCCGCCCGCCCCGGGAAGGCCGGAAAGGGCCGCGCATCCCAGGTCCAGATCGAAAGATCTTCCAGCTCGAGCATGGGCGCTTCATAGACCGAAGACTCGGGGTTGTTTTCGGCCCAATACAGGTACAGCGCTTCGATATAGCGGCGTTGGATCGCATCGTCGCGCGCGCCCCGGGAATAGTACGGCAGGAAGGATTCGGACGATTTCGGATCGACGAACACGTTCGGCTGGTTCGTGCCCTTATCGACCGCCGGGCAGCCCGCTTCGGTAAAGCGGAACGGCTTGCTTTCGGGGATCCAGGCGGTTTCGCCGCCCGGCCCCGTAAACAGGGCCTGCGACATCAACAGATCCGTGGCATTCCCGTTGGGCGACCGATTGTCAGCCGCATAGATATTGTAGTTGCCGGCCGCTGGCGCGACGGAGATTTGGAAGTATTGCCACTCGCTTGTGACCGTGATTTCCGTTCTGTGATGGCCGATGCCCGACTGCCACCAATTCAGGCTGGTAACTTGATCCAGGCCGGTGTTCGATTTCATCCGAACGCGAAGTGTAAGCGGCGTCCCGCCGGATGCGGTAAGGCCCCTTACGTAGATGGTGTCGGCGCTTTCGCCGCCAAGCTGCACCCTCGTTGCAGGGTGCCCCATATCGTCCGCAGCGTAGCCCTGTGTTTCGGTGGTGCCGGTGTTCGGATTGAAAACGTCGTAGGGCTCACCAGAGAGAATGATGGCGCCCTCGATGCCGCCAGGGCGATTGTAATGTTCGTTCGCCCACCAAGCGCGCAGATCCTTGTACCGGAACACCCACGGCTTCCCCGCGCCATCCGCAATCGGCGTCCGAACCTGGCCATCCCGATCCGCCGCGCTGGCATAGTACCAATCGAAGCCTTCCCCCCCTTCGATATTGGCCTGCAGATATTCGCGATCGTAAATCGAATTCCATCCGGCCTGCGCATCGGCATGGCTAAAGCCATCGCGCCAATCGGAAAGCGGCATGTAATTGTCGATGCCGATGAAATCGATTTCGGAATCCGCCCAAAGCGGATCGAGATGAAAGAACACATCGCCGCTGCCATCGGCCGGATGATGCCCGAAATATTCCGACCAATCGGCGGCGTAGCTGATCTTGGTTTCCGCGCCCAGGATCGAACGGCATTCCGCCGCCAGATCGATCAATTCGGCGACCGCCGGATAGGCCGAATCGGACGATCGGATTTGCGTAATGCCGCGCATTTCCGATCCGATCAGGAAGGCGTCCACGCCGCCCGCCGCGGCGCAAAGATGCGCGTAATGCAGGATCATCCGGCGGAAGCCCCAATCGGCGCCGCCGGCCCAGCTTACGCTTTCGCCGTCTACCGTAAAATCCGCGGCTTCGGCCGCGCCGAAGAAAGCCGCTACCTGGGCCGCCGCCGCCGCGCTTTGATCCGGCGAACCATCGAATCCCGGCGCCGGCGAACAGGTAATCCGCCCGCGCCAGGGATAGACGGGCTGGCCTTCGCCGCCGGCCTCGTCGCTGTAGGGATCGGGCAATTCGTTGCCGGCCGGGATATCCATCAGCACGAACGGATAGAAGGTAACGCGCAGGCCCCGATCTTTGAGTTCCTGGATGGCTTGAACCACCGCGAAATCGGCGGGCGTTCCGCCATAGGCCGGATTTTCGCTATCCGGCAATCGGCTGACCAGATGGGCATCGGCGCGCTCTACGCCATCGACCTCCCAGGATTTGGGCGTCGTGCTCTTGTCCTCATGTTCGACGCCCGGCCGGATTTCGCATTCGCCGCAGCGCAGATCCGTTCCGAACCAGCTTACGACCAGCGAGGCCGCCTCCAAATTCGGCGCGGCGGATTCCAGCTGATCCAGCGAAACCAGGATATCCGGCCGCGGATCGGATGAATTGACGTTTTCCGGCGCCGTTTCGGCCGGCGCGCCGCGCAGGATCGTTTCGGTCGCATAGACGAATTCCCCCGCCGAAGGGATGATGTTGACGCTGCGGATCAGTTCTTCCGCCGATTCCGGATCGTCCAGCGGCCGCATGATCTCAAAGGACAGCTGCGGGATGCGGTTGCCGAACCGTTCCAGGGGCAGGTTATCGAAGACGATATAGGCCGTTCCGCGATAGGCGGGCGCGTTGCCCGCCCCCATCATCTGTTCGATCAGCGGATCGGGCGCTTGGTCTTCATCGCCGCGATAGACGCGATAGACCGCCCCGGGAACATCGAAGGGCTTGCCATCCGCCCAGATCCGGCCGACGCCCGCGATCACGCCTTCGCAAAGCCCTACGGCGAAGCTGGCATAGTAGATATATTCGGTCAGTTCCGTACCGCCCCCGCCGCCGCCCTTGCCCCCGCCCTGTTCGGAAGTTCGGGTTTCTTCGCGGAAATCCGTAGCCCAGATGATGTTGCCGCCCAGGCGCATGCGGCTGTAGACGCGCGGGATGACCGCCCCTTCCGAAGATGCGGTAAGGCGGACATCTTCCAGCCGCGGGCCTTCGATCCGTTGCGTAGGCGTAAGCGCCGCGCTGATCCGGCTATCGATCGCGGCGCCGACCACCGCCCCGATGGCGCCGCCGATCGGCCCCCCGAAATAGGTGCCAACGGATTGCAGGATGACGGAGGCCATGGGTCAACCGGAGGGATAGAGGAACGCAAAGGCGGCGCGCCTTTGCCAGGATCGATCGAAGCGCATGGCCAACACGCCGGCGCGTTCGTAGGCGTGCAGAAACCAGCCGTCTTCGACCAGAATGCCGCAATGCTTGGCGGGCGCGCCCTTGCGCATCCGGAACAGGATCAGCGCGCCGGGGCCCGCATCGGCGGGATCGATTTCGATCATGAAGGGCCGGATGGTATCGGCGAATATTTCCCGTGCGCCCACTTCCCCCCAATCGCGCGAATAGGGCGGCGGCGCCATCGGTTCGGGCCCGTTCAGATCCCGCCAAACGCCCCGGGCCAGGCCCAGGCAATCGCATCCGATGCCCTTCGCGCTGGCTTGGTCATGGTAGGGCGTACCCCACCATGCCCGGGCGGCCGCGCAAACGCGCGCGGGATCGGCGGCCTTGGCCGCCAAGGCTTCAGCGCGCGCCGCCATCGTCTTCATCCGGCGCGTCCGGTTTGGCCGGAGCGGCGGGTTTGGCGGGCGCGGCCGGTTCGATCCGCACGGCGAAAGAGGCCACCGCGCGGTAGCAGCCCTCGCCGGGATGGTAATCGGTTGCGATATGCCGGGGCGTAGCCTTCCGCCCGCCGGCATCGAGCGCCGCGCCATGCAGGGCCGCGCGCGCGATATGGATCAACCGTCGCGCTTCGCCGCGCGGCCCGGGCGCCATGATCTCCACGCGGGCCTGGCCGTCCTTGAAATCCGCCGTAAGCCGCGGCGGCTTCCCGCCCGATTTCATCAGGGGCGCCAGTTCGGCGATGGCCGAAAGGCGCGCATGGATGGCGTCCTTTATCATGCGATTTCTCCTTCTCCTGTATTCCCGAACGGCTGGCCGGAATTGGCCGCGCCGCGGTTCGGATAGCGGATGACCAGATCGTCGCCGGGCATATGCGGGAAGCCCCGGAAGCTGGCGGCGTTGGCGAACTTGGCCTTGCAGGTTTCGAATTGCTTGTTGCAGCCGGCGCGGATGGCGAATTCATCGCCCGCTTGCAGGCCGCGAACGGGCGCTTCGATCAGCTCGAGGGCGGCGGTACCCTCCGAAACCGCATGGCGGGCGATTTCCGCCCGGCGGCCGGCATTGGCGCCGGTTTCCCATTCGATGAACCCGTTTTCGAACCAGCCGGCCGCGAAGCTTCCGAGGCCCGAAGCCGTAAAGGCCCGATCGGCGGTCACCGCGGCGATGGCGCCGGCGCCCTTGTACGCGGCATCGTCCAGATCGATGCCGCAACGCTCATCCCCCAGCGCCGCATCGCAATAGTATTGGTACGTCCGCCCGATGATCTGGTTGAGAACATGCGCCAGGGAACGGACCTCGGCGGCAAAGGCCGCCTTGCCCCGCCGAACCTGGCCGATATTCCCCCGCCGCATCAGAACGCGCTGGCCGGGATCCTGCCAATTGACGCGCCAGACCTCGATCGCGGCATTATCCCAGCGCCCGTCCAGGATATCGGTTTCGGTAATCCGATCCGACGAAAGCGCGCCTTCGGCATCCTGGGCGTCTACCGCCAATTCCGATCCCGCCCGGATTTCGGCGGCGGCGAAGCCGGACTCGGGTTCGTAATCGGTACCCCCGAATTCCAACGGCCGATCATGGTCGGTAAAGCCGAAAACCGCCCCATCGGCGCGTTCGATCCGCCAGCACCACGCCAACGTGGTAGTACCGCTATCCAAATGTTCCTGCAGGCCGGCCGGCAAGGTCTTCATCGCCGGACCTCAATCAGCGGAATGGAGGTAATCGAGCCCAGGCGTTCGATATCGAGGGTAACCGGCAATTCATCGCTATCGAAGCGAACCGGAACATCGAATTCGAAGCCGGCCGTTACGACGACGCCATTTTCCGGGGCGCTATCGAACATAACGATCCCGCTGGTCGTATCGACCGACCAGCCGCTTTCCTGCGGCGTATCGTCAAGGGCAACCAGCACCGTTTCCGCGACCGGCTTGCGGATCGAGCGGACCCAGGATTGCGCGCCGGACGCATAGGTTTTCGCCAATTGGAATTCGACGGCTTCGCCATCGCCGATGCCGATCGGCTGATCTTGCGCGGCCGGCGTTCCGCTGGGCAGGCAGGATTTGTAATCCGCCCAATCCTTCCATCGAAAGCCGTACAGGCGGCCGTTCCGCGCTTCGAAGAAGGCGGTAACGGCGGCGAGATCATCGGCCCGCCGGATGCCGTAGGCGGCATCGTAGCGGCGGCGGGAATCGGCCCAGCTGGCATTGCGTTCTTCATCGCCCGAAGCCAGCCCGACGATCTGCGTTCGCCGTTGCGGCCCGCCGCGCGCCCCGCGGCTGATGTTGTCGGGGAAGCGGATTTCATGGAACGCCATCGCCTACATTCCCCTTCGGCCGAAGGCGACGGCGCGCGCGATATCGGATGCGACTTGCGCGCGGGATTGCCGGAAGGATTCCGCATCGCGGGCCTGGATAACGATCTGCGTACCGCCGCCCGCTTCCCATTCCCGGTTTTGCCGGCGGGTTAGAACCCGTTCGCCGCGTTGGAGGATCGCGGCCTGTTCATCGGGCGCCAGGCCCGGGCCGCCGCCATTATGATAGCGCGGCGCGCCGGCCAGCGCGGCGGCGGGAACCAGAACCGGCCGCCCGCCGGGAACGCGTCCCCCGCCATGGTATTCGCCGCCCGGAACGCCGCCGCCCCCGCCGAACAGGCCGCCTATCGCATTGGCGATCCCGCTTAGGAAGCCGCCGCCATCGCCGCCGCCGCCTTCGGCGCCCTGCCCCAGCGCGCCGCGCAGCGCATTGGCAAGGGGCCCCGTAACGGCCTGGCGGATGGAAAGCCGGGCCAGATCGGCCAGGATCGAGGTAACCAGCGACGCGAAATCGAACTTGCCCTTCGCTACGAATTGCGCAACGGCATCTTCCGCGCCCTGGAAGGCGCGGGTAATGCCCCGTTCGATCGTATCGGCGATATCGTCGGCGCGTTCCGCATAGGCTTCCAGCGCCCGGATCGCGCCGTCGATGGGATCGCTTGAGGCTTCCAGCCGCCGGCGGCGCTCGGCCTCTTCCATCTCCCGCAACCGGCCCGCCGCCTGTTCCGCGGCGCGGCCATAGGTTTCCATCGAGATCGCGCTGGCGCGAAGGAGCTTGTCCAGATTCTCCATCGTTTCGGCGAATTCTTCCGCCGGCGTACGAAGCGAGCGGCGAAGGCTTTCGCCTTGCTGAAGCAGGCGATCCATCGCGCCGGAAGCCTTGCCGATGGCATCCCCGGCGCCTTCGGCGGCTTCTTCGGTCCGCGCCAATGCGTTGGCAACGGCGCGATCGCGGACGGCGCTTTGAAAGTCCCCGAACGGATCGGACGCCATGATGGCCGCGATCCGCGCGTCGGTCCGGGCCCTTTCCTCCGCCAGATCGCGCGCATGGGGGTTTTCCAGGCGCCCGATGGAAACCTGCCCGATTTGCCCGATCAGGCCTTCCTTGCCGATGCCCGGAATCCGGGCCAGCACACCGTTGACGCGATCCGCCAGGCCGTTCAACAGGCCGATCGCGCGGTTGATCATCGATTCCATCGCCCCGATCGTCGCGTTGGCCGCGCCGCGCACGGCCACGCTCATGATTTCGGGGAAATTCCCCCAGAGGAACCGGATGTCTTCGAACGTCGCCCGCATGCCGTTGATGAGGAAATTGGCGATCCGGCGATTGATGGCCACATTCGCTTCCCAGGCCCTTTGAACCCACGGCGCGATGGCCTCGATCGCCGGGCGCAGGACGCCATGGATCGCTTCGGCGACCGTCCGTGCCCCGGCGGCGATGGTCTGCCAAAGCGCCAGGGCCGTATCGCCGAAGCCCACCGTAACGTCCGACGTCTTGTTGATCTCATACCGTACGGCGGCGACTCCCGCGGCCAGCACGGCAACGGCCGCCGCCGCCGGCCCAAGGCGGGCGAGAAAGCGGCCGACCATGCGGGTGCTATCGCGGATCGCGGCGGTCACCCCGCCCTGGCCGGCATACAATTGGCCGATCTGGGCGACCTGAAAGCCGACATTCTGCAGCGCGTAGACCGGCGATTGGAAGGCCAGCGGGATCGCCTGGCCGATATCGACCAGCTGGTACATCAGTTGGCGGGATTGCGCTCTTGCGAAGCGCGAGGCCATGCCCATCTGCCCCAGCGCCGTGGTCCGCCCCCTGATCGCCGCGATACTGGCCAGGGTAGCCTGCCGTTCGCGCCGCATCGCCGCCGTCATTTCATCCGCCGTAATGGCGCCGACGCGATGGGCCTGCCGGATCTCGGCTTGCGTCGCCTTGTACCGGTTGATGACTGCGTAGAGGGGATTGAACCGGGCGCGAAGGCGATCCAGCGAAGCGCCATAGGCCGCGATATCGTCGGCGCTTCGGCGCGCCCGGCCGGCAACGCCCGTAAGCAGATCGATCCGTTCGGCGACGGTACCCGTAGAGGCCCCGGCGGCGCGCAGCGAAACCGCGGCGCGTTGCGCCCGGCCGGCCAGGGCTTCCAATTGGCGAAGCGTAGCGCCGGCGGCGGTATCGACCCGGCCCAGCCCGGCGCTGGCCGGCGCGCTGGCGCCGGAAATCGATTCGAGCGCGCGCTGGCCTTCGCGGCCGATATTCGCCAGTTCAGCCTTGAAGCTATCGCCGTCGACCGCGGCCAGGCGTACCGATACGCGGCGTTCAACCATGATCTTGCGTTTCCGAATTGATTTCTTCGTTCATCGCGCGGATCGCGATGGGTTCGATTTCCGGCAGGATTTCAGCGGCGATCAGGGCGTTGACGCCCAGGGCCCGCCCCAGCGCCAGCGCGGCGGTCATATCCCAGCCCAGGGCCGCGCCGGGGATGGCCCGCAATTGCCCGCCAAGGCGCTTGGCCAGATCCCAGACTTGCCAGCCCTCTACCGTTTGCGGGCGGTTCGTTTCGTACGGGCATTCCGGGCAGGTTTCTTCGCACGCTTCGCAGTAACGGGCGCCCCCGCCGTAATGCCATTCGGCAAGGGCGCGGAGGCGTTTTTTTCCAGATCCAGCGCCATGGCCGGCGCGAGGTATGCGGTCTGGAATGCCTCGAAGATCGGATAGAATTCGATCAGCGCATCGATGCCGGCGGGGCTGGGCTTGATCGGCTTCCCGGCATCGTCGCCGACGCCTTCCCATTCGGCGATCACGCGGCGCGCGACCGCCTTCGAGAAGACCAGCGACCGTTCTTCGTCGCTCGCATCGGCGGGCAGATCGCGCACGGCATCGTCGTTCCGCGCGGCAATCATGAGGGCGGTTGTAAGCGGCGCCGCTTTTACGCGCACGCCCTGGCCCAGATCGAGCCAGGCGGGTTCCTGGCCAATATTCAGGCGGATCATCGGTTCTCCTTTACGAGGACGGATTGTCGAAATCGGCGATATCGTTGATGAGCTCGGCCGTACACATGAGGCCTTCTTCGGCATCGAGCGCCGCTTGCCAAGCGAAGCTGGCCTGGATGCCGGCGGGCCCCTGGATCGCCAGGCGCGGCTTCGGCAGATAGACGGCATGGGCGGTCAGGCTGAACGCGGCGTCTTCGCCCTGGCTGTAGCCGAAGACCAGTTCGGCGGGATCGCCATCGATTGCCTGATCCAGCAGCGTTTCATCGGCGAAACGGACTTCGATCGTACCGCCCAGCGCCGCGATGGACGGATCTGCGCCCTCGATCTTGCCGTCATTGCGGATGGTTTCGATGCGATCCAGATTGTTGTTGTAGGTAATCTGGGCCGAAACGATGTTGCCCAGCGCGCTTCCGCCGCGCTGAACCTGGCCGTTGAACGCGCCGAAGCGGGCGAGGGCCATATCGGTCAGCGCGCCCGCCGCGCTCGAGCTGTCGGTATCTTCGCCCTGCGCGATGATCCCGGCGGTCGCCGTAACCAGGCCCGAGCGCTGCATCGTCCATTGCAATTGATTCAGGCGGCATCCCGAAACCATTGCGAAATAGGGAACTTCCGGCATGCCGATTTCGGCGGAAAAGCTGGGCAGAGCCCAGGCGCCGGATTCGAAGACATGCGTATAGACGCCATCGTCGTCGCTGGTTTCCGGATCGCCGAAGGCGGCCTTCAACCAGAGGCCCCAGAACCGTTGATCGATGGGAACGACCAGATCCCCATCGGCGGTAATGGCATCCTTGACCGGCGGTAGCGGATCGCGGCCATAGCCCAGCAATTCGGAATTCAGCAGGGGCTGTTCCGACCCCAGCGTGCTGGTTGCGAACGGCATCCGCCAGTAGCTGCCGGAAGCCGGGGCCGTCCCGTATGCGGTTTCGAACGCGAGCGCCAATTGCGACCGCGCGCCTTGAGCGCGTGCCATGCATGCCTCCTATGGAAAAGATCGGTTAGGGTTCAGGCCAGCGGATCGGCTGTCCCGTAATGAAGGGCGATGGGAACCACCGCCGCCTTGAAGCCGGCCGCGCCTTCGATCTCCAGTTCGGCGGGTTCGGGCGCGGACGGCAGGACATAATCGCAAAGCCCGCCCAACGTGCGGTCGGCCGCGATCGCCGTACCGATGGCTTCCAGCAGGCCATCGAAGAGGGAATCGCGGGCGGCGGGCGTCGGCGCATCGACCACGACTTCCGCTTCCGCGAAATGCTCATAGATGTATTCCGGCGGCGACATGAGCGCTTCCGGTTCGCCCGGATCGCCATCGCGCAGGATGATGATTCCGGCGGCCGGCACCCGTTCCGGCAGGATGCCGTTGCGCTGGACCTTGGGGCCGTCGATGCCTTCCAGCGCGGCCAGCAACGCTTCCAGTATCTGTTCGCTTTTCCGCGCCATCAGCGATCCCCGATATCCGGCCAGTTCCGCAAAATCATGCCGGGCAGTCGGCCCCGCCATTTCCGCGCTAGGCGATCGATATCCAGACGCTTGCGCAGCTTGACCTGCGGGACCAGCACGAAGATCGGCTTCCAGGCGCGGGCGCGGCGCTGGCCGCCCCGAACCCAGCGCCGGTACCGGCTGGATTGGTAATCGAGGCGATCGGACCGTTCGCGCGCCAGCGGGATGCCGGTATCGACCAGCAGGGGCTTCCGCCCCTTGCGATAGATGAATTCCAGGCGCCGGCCGGTGCGCTGTTCCCACGCCCCCGGCGTAATTCGCTTGTTGTTCGGCCCCCGCATGCGCCGGGCGATCGGATCGACCGGTACCGCCAGCCAGAAGCCATCCTTCGCCCGGATCAATGCGCCTTCTTCGAAGGCGGCCATGATCTTCGGCGCCTTCGACCAGACCAGAGCGGCGGCGGATGCGCTATCCCCGTTTTCCGGATAGACGCGCTGGCGGATCGTGCGCGGCAGCTTGTTGCCGCGCAGCCCGGCCGAACGGATCTGGTCGCGCCAATCCTTCTGCAGGCCGGGGCCGGCCTGCCGCATGGATCGCGTTACGGCCTTTTCCGCGCCCGCGATTTCCGCCGCCGCGATCCGTTCCAGATCCCCGGATATCGTAGCGTTCAGCCTCATTGCGGGCGGACCTCGGCCGACCAGACCAACGCTTCGCCATCGCGCAGCGGTTCGCCCTGGACGATGAAGGTATCGCCGCCAATTTCGAAAGTATCGCCCGGCGCCAGGGCGGCGATATCGGAAACGCGGACATCAAGCAGGCGGGCGGTCGCAACGAAGCGGCCGCCCCCGAAATTCGCGATGCGGTCCGGCGTCCGCAGGACCGCGCGAACGGGATCGCCATCGCCTTCGCCGCCGGCCCGGTAAAGCGCATCGATCCCGATATTGGGATCGGTAAACAGCGCATCGATGCCGGCCGCGAAGGCGTTCATGGCGCCGGGGCCTATTCTTCGTCCGTAACGGCGACGGCGGCGGCCAGGCCGGCGATGCCGTTCAGGCGGACCCGGCCAACGATATCGTCGGCGCCATCGGCGACGGCGGCGAGGGCAACGCCGATCAGCGGGCTGTCTTCCGCGACCGTGGTACAGCGGCTATTGCCATCGTCCCAATAGATCAGATCGCCGACGCTCCATTCCTGCGACGGCGCCTTGGCGAGATCGTAGACGCCGTTCAGCTTGATCGGCACATCATCGCCGATATCCGCATCGGCCGTAGCGATCCCGAAGATCGCGCCGGCCAGCACGCCGCCGCCGGCGGATACCGCCGCCGCCGCGGTAACGGCGATCGTATCGCCGGTCTGCACATAGTTCTTCATGATGGTCTCCAGGTTCAGGGGAAACGAACGCCGGCGCGGCCGGGATTGGCCGCGCCGGCGGTGCGCAAGGGTAGTTCGGGGGTATCGAGCAGGGGCTCGATACCCTTTCAGCGCGGCCGGAGGACCGCGCGCGGGGGGATGGCGGCCTAGTCGCCGCCGGGCGCAGCGCCGGGGTTCTTGAACAGGCCGCGCCAATCGATGGCCTTGGAGGCGAAGTCATGCCGGGCCTTGATCTCGATCCCGTCGACTTCGAAGCCCATCCGGGTTTCGGTATAGACGCCCTGCTGGCCTTCCAGATACGCATATTCGACGGTATCGATGCGCGCCGGATCGGCGGCCAGGAACCAGGGGTCTTGGCCCGCCGAAGGGATCAGCCGCGGTTCTTCGACCGCCTGCAACCGGCCGGCGAACGTATTGACGTCGGCCGTGCTGTTGGGGGTCGTAGCGGTGATCTGCTTGCGGGCTTCGACCGAACGCTGGCCCGGCGGGACAAGGATGAAGCGCGGCAGGATCGAAATCAGGCGATCTTCGATCCCCTTCTTCTGGCCGAACAGGCGCCAGGCTGCCGCCAGCGCCGCTTCATCGATGACCGAAGCCGAGCCCTGGTTCTCATGCGCGGAAGAGAACAGATCCTCGCCATCGCCCATTTCCGGGTTATCCATCAGGATCGAATAGACGATATCCGATTCCAGATCGGCGGCGGCCGAGCCGAAGGCCGCCGGAACGCGGGTAAAGGCATCGAGATCATCGTTGATGATCGCCTGGCGGGTAATGGCCACGATCCGGCCATAGGTGGCCAGGGCATAGACTTCCTTGCCTTCGCCGATCGTCCCGTAGGTAAATTCGCCGCTTTCGAGCACTTTCCGGAGATCCGGCGCGCCGCCCAGCTGGGTACGGCTTACGGGCTTGAAGTCGGTGATCGACGTTTGGCGGGCCCAGGCGGTAAACGTCCGCGGCGTCGACTCGTAGCCGGCCCGCAGCGTCTTGTTCGCCACGTTCGCCAGGATGGCCGGGAAATCGCTGGTCGAATGATAGCCCGGTCCCGAGCGCATGCTAAGGGCCGCGCCGGCGACTTCCATCTTCGACATGCCGCGGGCGCGGATGCCGCGGCGTTCCAGGGCATCCTTGGCGATTTCGACCAGGCTCATGCCGCGGTATTCGCGGGCCCGTTCGGGAAGATCATGGACGCCCGGCGAATGCCGATGCATCAGCGCTTCGGAAAGCGCATCGCGATAGGTAACTTCCGTATCCAGGCCGCCGCGCGGAATGGAAACGCCCGGTTCGGCGCTGCGCGCGCCATGGCCGTCCGCTTCCGCCAGCTTGTCCAGGATCGCCGCGCGGGCATCCGGCAAGGAAACGCCCCGGGATACGAGATCTTCGGCGAATTCGGCATCCAGGCCATGGCGCCGGGCCAGGCCATGGATCTGGCCGATTCGCTCGCGTTCTTCGGCGCGCACCGATTCCGCATCCGGCGAAGCCGGGGCGGCCGGCGCGGCCGGGCGTGCTTTCGGCGCCGGCGCGGCGGGGGCCGGCGCGGCGGTTTCGGCGGCGCGGATTTCAACCGCTTCCGCTTCGGTTTCGGTTTGCGGCGTACCGGCCTTGCCGCCGGCGGCCGCCTTGTTCTCGTTAGGCATATCGGACCTCTTGGCTAATGCCGCCGGCGTGGCGGCGTTGGAGTCGTGCCGGACCACGACACAGGGGGTGAGCGCCTGGTTCTGGCCCGGTTCGGACCGGAACTGCGCTCCCGGATCGGCGCCGATGGCGACGGCCGATATTTCCATGGGTTCCCAATCGACAGCGCGCCAGAGCTCGACTTCGCCGTCGCGCTTTTCGATTTCGTATTTGTGGACGCGATAGCCCACCGAAACATTGCGGATGATCCCGGCCTGGATATCGCGCCAGATCGGTTCAACGTCCTCGCGTTCGCTGAACCGGATCGTCGCGATGCCCTGGCCGTTTTCGATCCGGGCCGAGCCTTCGACCACCACGCCCAGGATGGACTCCAGCCGCCACGCCGAATGCGAATTCAGGAAGGCGGCGCCGGCGTTCAGGCGATCCAGGCGAACGGTGCCGGCCAGCGACAATTCTTCATCGAATTCGCGGACGCCTTCGTAGCAATACTGGCGCCGGCGAACCGTAGCGCCGGTTGTCCAGACGATTTCCGCCGTGCGCGCTTCCGCATCGATGCTATCGGCGCGTATTTGCGCCGCCCGCTGCATGGCGGGCAGTTCGATCTGATCGAATGGCATGGGATCTCCGTTCAGCTTGACCCGGCGGCATCGCCATCGCCGCCGCCGGTATCCGGCAGCGTCGATCCGGGCGCGCGGGCTTGGGTTAGGCCCGCGCGATTGACCTTGCGCGGATCGGAATCGAGGATCAGCTCAAGCCGATCCAGTTCGGCCGTGTATTCGGCGATTTCGCCGAGGACTTCCTTCGGATCGAAGCCGCGCTTCGCGATCTGTTGGGCGATCGAAGCGAAGCCGGCCCGGGTTTCCAGCAGATCGGTGGTCGCATCCTGCAACGGATTGACCGACTCGAATTTCGGCGGCGCCCATTCGGCCGGAACATCCGCGGTGGGGATCAGCCCGGCCGTATAGGCGGCATCCAGGAACCAGCCCCAGATGCGTTCGCAGAGCATGGGAATGATGATTTCCCATTGGACGGATTCGATCATTCGCCGGAATTCGTTCAGCCCCACCCGGCTGCTGCTGAAATTGACCTGGCTGAGATCGCCGGTAACGAGCTCATAGGGCGTCCGGAAGCCCGCGCAGACGATGCGCTGTTGGACCCGGTTCCATTCCGAAACCCCGGCCGTAGAGGCCGGCTGGTTGAACTTGATATCCTTGCCGCCGCGGGCATAGGCGATCAGGCCCGGTTCGAATTGTTCGACGCGATTACCATCGGCATCCTGGACAACCGGGGCGACGGATTGCTGATCTTCTTCCGCGCCGAAAACGATGCCGACCAGGCAAGCTTCGGTCTTCTTCCGGACCAGTTCCGCCGTTTGCCAATCGTCCAGATCCCGCAAGGCGCGGATCGCCGGCGTTCCCCAGGGCACGCCCCGGTTCTGGATGCGCTGGCGTTCGAACAGATGCGCGGCGCCGGCGGCCGGCATGCGAACCGATTCCAGGCGGCGGCTGAATATGGGCGTTTGATCCCCGGGATGATCCGGGAACATCCAATAGGCGATGCGCCGCCCGTTTCGATCGTATTCGATTCCATGGGCGATCCGGCCGCCGCCGGCGGTTTCGCCGAACTTGGCGGAATCGAGATGATCGGCTTCCTTCAGTTCGATCTGAAGCGGTACCGCCAGGCCATCGCGCAGGCTTCGCCGGCGGCGAACCGCGAAGCAGTCGCCGCCTTCGAGCATTTCCCGCACGCCCAGGCTGACCAGGCCATGAAAATCCGTATGACCGTCAGCATCGCATTGCCTCGACCAGCGCTTGAACAGGGCATCGACCTGCGCGTTGAGGGCCGTATCGGCGCTGGCTGCGCGCGGGCGGATGCCCGTACCGACCATGTTGTTGACCAGCACCTGCAAGGCCTGGGCGGCGATCGGGTTGTTGCGAACCAGATCCCGCATGCGGTCGCGCAACGTCGCGGCCGCCGCCGCGATCTCCGAGTCGGCGGCATTGCCGGCGGCGCGCCAGCCATCGGTTTGGCGGCCCTTGGCGGCGCTATCGTAGGAGCGCCGCATATTGTCCAGCGCGATCCGGGCCGCATAGCGCTTCGCCGCGGCGCGCGGGGCGACCGCCGCGACGGCGCTATCGATCAGGCCCCAGCGGACTTCGCGCGCTTCCATCAGCGATCCCCCCGGCGGAAGCCCGCGAATCCGGCAACCGGAAGCGGGTTGCCCGCGCCGGCGGCGATATCGCTTTCGATCGTCCGGATCCGCTTCAGCAGATCGTCGGCATTGCCGTATTCGACGGTCTTGCCCTCATAGGAAACCCGCAGGGTTCCGCTGGCATAGGCGCGGCGCAATGCGGCGAGTTCGGCTTGCGAAAACGACATCTTCAGAACCATTCCCCGCGCCGGCGCCCCATCCAGTCGGATGGCCGCTTCGGCGCTTGTTGTTGATCGGGCCTGTTCGGCTGGCCGGCGGGCGGGCCATCCGGGCGCGGGCCATGAATCTGTTCTTCCAGCTTCCGCCAGCGGCGTTCGTCCCAGCGATCCATGCCCATCAGCCAGGCGGCGGCGCGGGCATAGACCCGGCAATCGAGGGCTTCGTTCCGTTCCCGCGTTTGTTGCCATTCCAGGCGTTGGAAGCCCTGGCGGGTTTTCACGCTGACCAGCTGTTCGGCGACCAGCTGCTTGATCCATTCGGCGGACGCGCCGCGCGGAAGATGGATGTAGCCGGCCGGCCATTCGCCGCCTTCCGCCAGTTCTTCTTCCGTGGGCCGTTCCAATCGCAGGAAGCGATAGGTTTCGGCCTTGAAGACCGCGACCGCGACTTTCCAGAGCCGGACGCCCCGGCGAATCTTCCGCCCGCCCTCGGTCGCCTCGACATAGGTTGGCCCATCGACCGGCGTTGAACGATCGAAGCCGCGAACGCCCTTGATCGGGATAACCTGCCCGTGGCCTTGGCGGCGCGCCCAGGAATAGACCGCATCCGTGGTCGCGCCATCGCCCGAGTCGATGGCCATGCGGGCCAGCGCCATCCGGGCGCCCAGCGCATGCGGCCAGGTTTCGTTCAGGAAGTCCGAGAGATCGTTCCAGACTTCCGGGCGGGCCGTATCGCCTTCGAGGACGACATGATCGACGGACCAGGATTCGAGATTGCGGCCCCAGCCCCAGATATCGATTTCGATCCGGTCCCGTTGCACATCGGCCCCGGCGGTCAGGATCAGCGCGCCTTCCGGCGCTTCGCCCCAGCGGCGATCTTCCCGCCGATCGTACAGGCGCTGCCAATCCGGCGCTTCGCCGCGCTCCTGCCAGGTTTCGCCCAGAACGGTATTCTTGACCGTCTTCAGCGAGGCATCGTTGCCCTGGGCCGCTTCCCAGCGGCGGGCGATTTCTTCCCAGCTAAGCCAGCCGATCGGCGAATACAGCCCGTTGATATGAAAGCCGATGATCCCGGCGCGGCGGGCGTCTTCGGCCTGTTCCGGATCGGCCGTAGGCGCCCAATCCGCGCCATTGGCTTCATCCAGCATCCAGGTCTTGAACCGTTCCTCGATCGGTTCGTCGCAATGCTCGCAGGCATAGGCGATCGTTTCGGGCCGGCCCTTATCCCAACGCAACCGTTCGAACTTGAGCCATTGGAGCCCGCCGCAATGGGGGCACGGAACATGGTAGCGCTGCTGATCGGACACTTCGTATTCCCGTTCGATCCGGCTGAAACCCCGGATCGTCGGCGTAGACGCCAGAAACATCTTCCGCCGATGGCCGAAGGAGTCCGACCGCGCTTCGGCGAGGGCGATGGGATCGCCTTCGCCATCGACATCGCCCGGATAGGCATCGACTTCATCCAGGAACAGCCAGCGCGCCGGCATCGAGCGAAGGCCCACCGCGCTGTTCGCGCCGGTAAGGATCAATTGCCCGCCCGGAAAGCGCTTCGCCTGAACCGTATTGCCGCTATCGCGCGATCGCGATGGCATGATGATTTCCCGGAGATCCGGGGTTTCTTCGATCAGCGGTTCGATCCGCTGTTGCGAAAGGCGCTTCGCCAGTTCGGTGGTCGGCTGGACCGCCAGGAACGGGCCCGGCGCGCGATGCATGCAATAGCCGATCCAGTTATTGCCGGCTTCCGTTGCGCCTACCTGGCTGGATTTCATGAACACGATCCGCCGAGCCGGATGGGCGGGCGATAGCGCGTCCATGATCTTCCGCATGTACGGCGTTCGGGCCGTCCGGTATGGCCCCGCTTCCGAGGCGGCCCGGCTGGACAGCACGCGATGCCGATCCGCCCATTCGGATACCGTAAGCGCCGGATCGGGCGCCAGGCCGCGCGCCCAGGATCGCCGGATATCCTCGATCCCTTCGAACGGGGCGGCATTAGCGGAGCTCAACCTTGACCTCCGCCAATTCGGCCAGATGCTGGCGAACATGCGCATCCAGCACCGCTTCCATCCGATGCGCATCAACGCCCAGATCGGCCGCCATCATCGCGGCAACCCGCGCCGGCCAGTTTTGCCAGGCGTCCCGTTCGCGCCGCGCCAGATCGAAGACGGTTGAAATCGCCTTCGCCCGATCGACCAGTTCGCCCTTCATCTTCTGCAGGCGAACGCGGGCGGTCTGGGCCTTCAGAACCTCGTTGGCCATCCGGGCCCGGACGAACGAAACATCGCCGGCGCCGTCCGCTTCGCCGGCATCGCTGCCGGATTCCTTCAGCGTTTCGTTGACCGCCGCGATGGCGGCTTTCGGGACCGGCTTGCTCGCCGCCGCCGGCCCTTTCGGCGCTTGCGGAGCGGCGGGACGCGCATGCGCGCCGCGTTGCTGCGAAGGATCGGTATTCGCCGACCATTGGGCGTCCGCCTTGGCCGGATCGATCGTCCCGTCCGGTTCGAGCGCGATCCGCCCGGCGGCGATGGCCTTTCGCACCGCGTTTTCCGCGCAGCCGCGATGGCGGGCATAGGCGCGCCGCGAAATACCCATCCCTTCGAAAACCTGTGTTGCTTCAATTCATTAGGACTTGCTCTTGGCGCGGATATCGGCCTCACTCGCCGCGATAGCGGAGGGATGCGAACCCGTGAAACGCCCACTTCACCCGGCCGATGCCGCCATGGCCGCCATCGTGGCCCGCGCCGAAACATTCGAGATCGCCCTGTTCCGGGGGCGGGGGCGGTACGCAAAGGCCCAGGCCGGGGATCTGGCCCAGGCCCGGCGCGAAGCCGCGCGGCTTGAGGCCCGGCATCCCAACGGCAAGCGGGCCCTGATCTATGCCGTAACCGGCGATGGGCGCTCGGCGCCGGTTACCCCGGAGATCCTCAACGCCATGGAGTACGAGTCGATGAAAACCTATGCCAAGAGGTTCAACGCCCAGCGCGCCGCCAAGGCCGCCGGGCTCGATCCCGCCGAAACCGAGATCGTCAAGCTTGACGGCGGCTTCGCCTGGCGGCGCAAGGAAGCCCCGAAGGCCGCTCCAACCGCGAAGACGCCCGCGAAACCGCCCGCGAACCCCGGCCCGGCCCGCCGATCCGCCCGCTTCGCCGAAATGGAATCGGCCGCGCAACGGGGCGAAATGCCGGCGCCCCCGGATTTCAGCGCGCCAACCCACGCCCGATTCCGGGGGAAGCTGGCGAAATTGGTCGAATTGGCCGAAGCCGGCGATATCGCCGGCCTCGAAGCCATCGAGATCAACCCGGTTTCGACCAGCCCGAAGGCCATGAAGCGATACCGCGATTGTTGCGTCATCGCCTTGCAGGCGCGATCCGCTTAGGGCCGCGCCGGTCCGACGACATTCCAGAATACGACCCGCCCGGCCCCGCGCCGGGCGCGGCATATTTCCCAGGCCTTCGCATCGTAATGCGGATCGCTTGGGAAGGCCGGCCGCACCTTGCCTTCGCGCCCGAAGGGCAGCGGATGGACATGAATGCTTGCCCCGGCGACATCGGCGGGCGCCAGCGCCCGGCCGATCTGGACCGCATGCCGGCGCGCCTTCGGCCAGGCCAGCGCCAGGCCCCGCGCCAGAACGCCCGATCCGGCCGCGCACCAATATTCATCCGGTTCGAGTCCGGTTGCCCGCGCCGCATCGGCGATCGCGCGGATCGCTTCGGGCGTATCGACGCCGAAGGGGATCGCCGCCGCGCCGGTACGGGCGCAGTATTCCCGCGCCCGGGCCTTGACCGTCGATAGATAGCCCGGCGAAACCGAAACCACCTTCGCGCCCAGGCGCGCCGCTTCCAGCGTGCGGTTATGCGGGCGCTGCCGATGGGCGACAAAGATTGTCGCCCTCTTGCCCAGCCGGCGCGCGACCGTAGCCAGCGCCGTTTGCGCGCCGCCTTCCGCCGGGCTGGCGTAAACCGCTTCATCCGCGCCGCCCAGGAACATCCCCATGAAGCGCGCCTTCGTTCCGCCCGGTAACAAATCGTCCCGAACAACATGAATGCCATCGTGTTCGCGCACGATCGGCGCCGCGGCGTTCATTCCGCTTCCCCGTCTTCGGTTTCATCGGCGCCGGTTTCGCCTTCGGGATCGAGATCCCCGAATTCGACCGGCCCGCAGGCTTCGGTAGCCTTCTTCGGATCGCCCTTTACGAAGACCAGCACGTTCTGATGCGTTCGGCCCAGCTTCCGCGAGGCCTCGAATTGCCGGCCGGCGCGGATGGGCAGCGATCCTACGGCCGTAACCAGGATCGCATCGTTGTAGAACCGCGCCCCAGCGGATTCGAAGGCTTCGATGGTCCGGCCCGGCAAGTTGACGAAACAGCCATCGCCATCGCGAACATCGCCGACGATCCAGACCGCGAAGCGATCCGGCCGAAGCCGGGCGACGGCCGCCGCGATGATGTCCGCCTGGGCGGCAAAGAATTCTTCCCGGCCCATGTTCGAAAGATCGGCGGGATCCTCCGAATACTGCTCCAGGTTCCAATATGGCGGGCAGCTGAAGACCAGATCGGCTTCGATATCGCCCGCCAGCTTGGCCAGATCGCGGGAATCGCCCTGGCGCCATTCCGGCGCCGGATCGCCGGCCAAATGCGCCTGCGCCCGGTTCGCGTCTACCTGTTCCGCCCGAAGCTCGATCCCGCAATATCCCCGCCCCAGCCGCGAAGCCACGATCCCCCGAACCGATCCGCCGGCGAAGGGATCGAGCACCATCCCGGCCGGCGGGCAGAACCAGCGATACGCGATCTCGCAAATGACCGGATCGAAGATCGATGTTCCCGATCCAACTTCGAGGATGGCGGCGGATACCGGGTCCATCTCGCCCGCATCGCGATCGCCGCGCACGAAGGTAAGATTCCCGGCCGTCATGACGCCTTCGCCCGGCCGCGGCCATCGCCACGCGCCTTCGTCTTCGAATAGTTCGCCGCCGGCAGCGCGGACCCGCCCGGCGTGGCTTTCGCCTTCGCCCGATCAAGCGGCGCGGGGCTTCCGCCCGGCGCGGCGCCGCGGCCCAGTTCCGAGCGGATGCCCAGATCGATCCAGGCCCGCTTGCGATCCTGCCACCATCCCTTGCGGGCATCGAGCACGCTGAACGGCGGGATGCCGAAGCGTTCGGATAATGCGCCGGGGGCCGATGGCGTCGAAGGACTTCCGCCATCGGCCCCCGACTCGGGCGCGTCGAAGCCCGCACCCGTAGCCTCGAAGCCGGCCAGGATTTCATCGAGCTCCGATTCATCGAAGCCCAGCACATCCAGATCGAATTCTTCTTCCCGCAGCGCCGCCAATTCGGCCCGCAGCAATTCCTGATCCCAGCCCGCGCTTTCGGCCAGGCGGTTGTCCGCGATGACCAGCGCGCGGCGCTGCGCTTCGGATAGATGATCGAGAACGATCACCGGAACGTCCGGCAATCCCAATTCCCGGGCGGCCATCAACCGCCCATGCCCGGCAACGATCACATCGTCTTCGCCGATCAGGATCGGATTGACGAACCCGAATTCGGCGATCGATGCCGCGATCTGGGCGACCTGATCCGCCGAATGCGTCCGCGCATTCCGCACATACGGCACCAACCGCTCAACCGGCATCTGCTCGATCTGCAAGGCTGCTCCCTTCAAAACCTGCTCCCGAACGGCATCAAGGAGCACGATGCGCACCCGCGCACCCGGTAATGCGCACCCGGGGTGCGCAACCCGTTTTTTCCCTTAGAACTAGCGAACCTACGCGCTAAAGCCCCCCGCATAGGGTCGGCGCCGAGAAGAACCTAGGGCCGGCCATGGGCGGGCGGGAATGCGTAGGACAATCAATGCGTTGGCGCTTGATTGGCGATGGGGCTGATTTCGATGCGCCATGCGCCGAAGCGTAGGGCAAATCTGGCCCAAAAACGTTGCATTTGTCGCGCCCGACGTTCAACGGATCGCGCCGGTTTCGCGGCGATCAACGCAGGCCGTCGCGCGGTTCCGCGCCGCCCGTTGCGGCGGGCGGTTTGCGGCGGGGCTTCTTCTTCGGCGCCTTCGGCGGCATGGCCAGCCGTTTCTGGATTACCAGCAGGGCCGCCGCCCAGCGGCGCCAGGCCGTCGAACGGACGCATCCGGCGCGGATGCAGATTTGCCGCCAGCGTACGCCTTCGGCGCGAAGCCAGACGATCCGCGCATCTTCGGGATCGGCCAGCCAGCCCAGCCATTCCAGGCATTCTTCCATCCGGCTGATCGCCTGGGGCGATGGCGCGATGCGGGGCATGGCCTGCGGATTGTAGCCGTAGGCTTCGCGGGCATCGCGAACGATGGGCGGCCAGGACGAGGCGTACCCCCCGATGCGATCGCCGGGCAAGCGCCGCAAGGTTCGCGCGGCTTCTTCAAAGCGGTCTTCGATTTCGGTGGTGCTCAGCTTCTGCATGCCGTTTCCCTTCTTAGCTTGGCCAGGCGCGGCGCGCGCCGCGGGAGGGTTCGAGGCCCGGGCCCTTGCGGCGGGCCATGGCTTCCATGATCGCTTCGGTAAAATAGGCCCAGGATCGGATCGAGCCCGGGCGGGCCTTGGCGGCCCGCGCCTTGATGGTGGGGATGATGTCCTTGGCGATATCGGCGCCGGCCTCGATCCAACGCGCCATCTCGATAGCCGATCTCGGGTTTGCCCAGCAGGCGCGGGAGTCGATGGCTTGCCCCCCGGCCATCTCGCACGCGCGCGCAAGGTTGTAGTCTTGATGTGTCACTGACGTATCAAGGGCGGAAACGGTTTCCGGGGCCCCCGGAAATGGTTTCCGGTTGGCGGCGCATGCGGAAATCATTTCCGGTTGGTTCGGCGGGTTTTCAACAGGGTTTTCCACAGCCCCCGCGGGATCGGCTTCCCAGCCGGGCGGGGGCGGTTTCCGGCCTTCGACGCCCAACAGGATGACGATATCCGATTGGCGGCTGCCGTTCGGCCGGCGGCGCCGGATGCGCCGGATCACACCGCGCTCTTGCAAGGAAGCCAAGATGGTCCGGATCGTCCGATCCGTGCATCGGGCCTGCCGGGCCAGGGTAGCCTGGCTGGGCCAGCTGGCGCCGTATTCGTTCGCGTAGTTCGCCAGAACGAAGAGGACGGCCTTTTCGTTGCCATTGACCGCCGGGAAATCCAGCGCCCATGCCATGGCCTGGACGCTCATGGGCGATGGCCCCGCAGCGCCGGTTCGGGCCCTTCGTACACGACATTCGGGAAGCGGCGCGGATCGCGGGGTGGGCAATAGATCGGCAGGCCATGGCGCAATGCATGGACGCGCGCGCCATGGATGACGGTTGAATGATCGCGGCCGCCCAGGCGTCGGCCGATATCCGGCAGGGAAAGCCCCGGCAGTTTGACCGCATGGTACATGCAGTATTGGCGCGCGCGAACGATGGCGCCCGTTCGCCAGCGGCCATCGATGGCGGCGATGGAAACGCCGTAGATCGCCGCCGCCCGGCGCTTGATCCGCGTTACCCGATGATCGGTTGCCAGCGCCATCGCCGCCAGGCGCGCGCTTTCGCCCACACCGGCGATCAGGCCTTGCCGGCGGCCCTCGCATTCGGCGAAGCCCAGGCGCGCCGCGAAGATTTCTTCCGGTTCCAGCGCCAGCATCATGCCCGGCCCGCCTTTCCCCCCGGGGGATTCTTTTCCCGATCCCGCGCGCAGTCGCGATGATCGGCGCAATAGGGCGACGGTACCGCGCGCGGGGCGCCGCAGAAGCGATGGCGTTCGGGATCGCGGGCGGCGTTGATCGGCCATTTGCAGCCGCCGCGATCGATCATTTCATCGAAGGTCAGGCCGCCGGCGGGCGTTGCCGGGGCCGGCCCCAGCGGCGGGGTTTCGATTTCGGTACGGCAGCGGTTGTGACCCGTGGTCCGATGCTTGCGGCCATGGGCGGCGGATATGGGGTTCATGGCGCGGTTCCTTCGCTGGGATGCTCCAAATCGACGCTCGCCATCAGCGGGGCGTCCGCCAGGATGCGTTCGCGCGCCATGCGGCCGTATTCGGGGTTCAGTTCGATCAGGATCGCTTCGCGGCCCAGGCGATCGGCAACCAGGCCGGTTGTCCCCGATCCGCCGAAGGGGTCCAGAACGGCGCCGCCTGCCGGGCAGCCGGCGCGGATGCAGCGTTCGACCAGTTCCGGCGGGAAGGTTGCGAAATGGGCATCGCGGAAGGGCCGCGTAGCGATAGGCCAAACCTGGATCGGGGCGGGCTCGTAGTTGCGAAGATTGCGGCCATTGGCCTGCTGTTCTTCTCGGCTCATCGCGTCCCAGCGCGCGTTGAAGCCGTCGTGCCGGCGGCCGTGCCCGCGCTGCTTGTCGCGCTTCGCCCGCGGCTTCTGCTCGCGGCCATCGGGATGGATGGTTCCGTGGGCGCCGGGGCCGGTAGCCCAGCCTGCGGGCATGATGTAGGCGTCGGAAGATTTCCGTTCGAAGCGAACCGCCGCGGCATCGTAGAAGTAGCGCGGGGATCTGGTCAGCAGGAATATCTTTTCGTGCGACGTCGCCGGGCGATCCATGATCGACTCCGGCATCGGGTTCGGCTTCGCCCAGACGATTTCAGATCGAACCCACCAGCCGTCTTCCTGCAAGGCGATGGCCAGCCGGTTCGGGACCATGCAGAGATCCTTCGGCTTCAAGAAGCCCTGGATCGTCGAAAACGGCTTATCGCGGAAGGTTCGATCATCATTGCCGGCCGCCTTCGTATCGGCGGCGCTTCGGCCGTTCGGGCTGGTCGCATAGCAATCGCCGTAGTTCAGCCAGAGAGTCGCGCCGGGCTTCATTACGCGCCGGACTTCACGGAAGACGGCCAGCATCGCGTTCAGATGTTCCCCCAGCGTAGATTCCAGCCCCAGCTGGCCTTCAACGCCGTAATCGCGCAGGCCCCAATAGGGCGGGCTGGTTACGACGCAATCGATGCTTTCGGCCGGAAGCGAACGCAGGCCGTCCAGAACATCGGCTATGATGATCCGAACGTTCATCTGCGCTCCATTTCGGCTTTCAGGGCATCGGCCGTCGCCTGCCGGAGCGCCAGCCATGCGGCCCGCCGCTGGCCATGGGGCGCGGCGCGATAGCGGGCGCGCGCCTGGGCGCGGGCGTGTTCGAACAGATCGGTTTCGGGGCCGCGCTTCATGCCGACGCCCCCGCAATCGGAAGCGGGCCGCATTCATCCCAGATCACGCCCAGGACGATCCGGACGATATGCGCCGTCGAAACCTGGGCCGCGCCCAGGCAAACCGCGGCGCGGCATCGATCGTGAATCGCCGGCGGAATGCCCCAGCCATCGCCGCGGGCTTCGATTTCGGCCAGGATGCATTCAACGGCATCTTCGCCGTTCCATCCGGGCCGCCAGGCCCGATCCGCGGCGGCGGTAAGGCTTTCGATCAGCGCCAGAAGCGCCGGCGGGGGCGGTATGGGCAGGCCCATCGCTATCCCCCCGCCATTGCCGCGCGAAGCAAGTTCGATACCGCGATCCCGGCCGCCATGCCGATCAGGATCGGCGGCAGGAACAGGGGCCAGAAACGCCGCCGCCGCGGCGGCGCTGGGGCCGGTTCAACGGCTTCGGCTTCGGCGGCCACGGATGCCGGGCGCCAGGCCTCTACCGGCCCGGCTTCGCGCCAGATCCAGCCCCGGGCGGTACGATGAACGCTATCGCCAACCGCCAGGCGATCGGCGATGCCGTACAGTTCGCCGGCGATGGCTTCGCCCTGGCCGTGGAAGCAGGCCCGTTCGGCCAGGGTAAGCGCCAGGCCCCGCAAGGCCGCTTCGGCGCGCGCGTCATCGATGATGATATCGACCGAGCCGCTTTGCCCCGGCAGTATCGATGAAAACTGCTGGCGGCTCATGTTGCCGCCCCCGCCGCGATTTCATCGATGTTGCGCGCGGCGATGCGATCGAAGCGCAGAACCAGAACTTCCGGGTTGGCATCCCAGGATTCCGCCGGGCGGGGATGCAGGCGTTGCCAGTATTCGCCGAAAGCATGCCGGGCGGTATCCAGGCGCGGGGCATCGGCGGCATCGAGGCGGCCGATATCCCGCCAGCGGCCATCGCCATCCGGCATCATGCCTTCGGCGGCGGCGCCGGCTTCATCGATTTCCCAAAGCCGTTCGATCCGGCTTTCGGCAACGCGCAGACTGATCCGGGAGAGCTCGCGCGGCATGAAGCGCCCGGGCCGGGGCGCGGGCCTGGGTTCCGCCAGGCGCGCCGGCCAGATCCGCCGCTTGCGCTGATCGTCGGCCCGGTAGGTCAATTCGAATTCGCGGCCGCCCAGGCGCCGGATGGCAAAGGCTTCCTGAACCCATAGCCAATCGCCTTCGCGCGCCCGGGCCAGTGGCGTATCCATCAGGCGCCGCGTTTCCGTTTTGCGGCCATCCAGTAAGGCGCGAACCATCGGCGGCGAGAACAGGATCGGGCGGGAAATCATGCCGCCAGCTCCCGCCGGGCCGCATCCCGCGCTTCGTTCAGTTCCGCCATGGCGGCATCGCTGCCGCCGGAATCGGGATGGGCTTTTTTCGCCAGTTCGCGATAGGCCGTTTCGGCATCGGCCAGGCGGGCTTCCGGGCCCAGGCCTAAGATCGCGCGCCAATCGCGGGGCGGCGGCAGGGCTTCGAAGCCCTTGAAGGCCGCGCGAACGATCGAAAGCCCGCCATGCCGCATTTCCTGGCGGCGGGCTTCGAGCACGCAGAAGACCGCCCGAACGTTTTCTTCGATCCGCCCGTATCGATCGATCGCGATCACGCGCTGGGCGCCATCCCATTCGAAATAGACGGCAACGCCGGGATCGGCCGGGCGATTGGCCCCCAGCGTTACGTTCGAAGAAATGATAATCCCGCGAACCGGCTTGCCGGTATCGTTGCCGAACAGGCGAAGGGCATCTTCCAGATCGGCCAGGGCGCGGCCCAGGCTAACCTTGAATTGGGATTTCAGCCGCTTTTCGGTTCGCGCCTGGCCGGGCGGCCAGGCCAGGGGATAGGCGGTCGGCGCGTTCATGCGAGGATCCTCCGGGCTTCGTCGATGGCGCCTAGAAGCGCGGCAACGGGATCGTTCGCGTAGCCGCGGGCGTAGCAAAGCGAGCCGCGGGGCGTTTCCAGGCGGATTTCGGCGCGCAGCGATCCGCGATCGGCGCTCATCGCGGGTTCGATGGCAGGCCGGCCCATTCCGGCGGCTTCATCCCAGGCTTCATCCAGGCTGATATGCCGGCCGTCGATCACGTTCAGGACGGTCATTTCGCCCCCCTTTATTTGCGCGGAACATCATCGATGGCGCATTGGCCGTTGAACGGATCGTCCGGCCGGCCATCGCTGGCGCGGCATCCTTCCGGCGGCGTTGGCGATGGCGGGCTTTGGCCTTCGCGGCGGGCATCTTCCGCCGCTTCCATCGCGCCCATCAGGGCGAAGGGTTCGATCGTCCCGTAAAGGGCGCAATGCTGGCAAATCAGGCCGGCATGGGCGGCCATGCGTTGGGCCAGGGTTTCATCTGGCCCCAGCGCCCGGGCCAGCGGGCCAATCGCCATTTCAAGCCCATGCGCGCGGCTTACGGCGCCGGGATCGATGACCATCTGTTCGATGCGAACGCGAAGAAAGCTTAGATCGCCATGGGCCATCATGCCCTTCCCGCAAACGGCGCAGGGTTCGAAATCGGCCTGTTTCATGCCCGCCCCCCGGCTTCGACCCAATAGAGGCCTTGCTTCGCGGCGGCTTCGTTGACGAACGCCGCGGCGGCGGCTTCCAGGGCTTGCCAGGCCGTTTGGACGCCTTCCTGGGCGGCGCCGCGCAGGTCAGGCTCGGCGGATTCATCCAGGCGGAACGCCATGGCGGGATCGGCCAGCCAATCGGCGATAAGCGCGCGCGGGGCGATATGCAGCAACGCTGCGATGGCGCCGCAGACGAGCACGGTAGGCGGCGTTGCGATCGGGCAATCGGCGCGCTTCAATTCCAGGCCGATATACGCGGCCATCAGCGCCGCCAGGCCTTCGGCGCGTTGTTCGGCCAGGGCCTGCTTTTCATCCGCCGTCGCGGCGGCATCCAGGGCCGGGTATTTCATCTGCCCGGCGGCCGCCTGAAGCGAGGCCAATACGATCCGCTGGACCAGATCCTCGCCATCGGGTTCGCGGGCGAACAGAATGGATCGCATCGCCGGCGCGCCATCGTCCCGGATCGGGCCGAAATAGATCGCCAGGCAATCTTCATCCGGCGCGGCGAACGCCTTTAGCGCCTTGATCGCTGCGCGTTCGCGGTTTTCGGTAGCCTTTTTCATGGGCGGTTTTCCTTCGATTGGCGCCCCAGCGGCCAGGGCAATTCGCGGACGCCGGCGGCGTTCGCGCCCATGGCCCAAAGCGGCGGGCGGGTTAGATCGGGATGGGGCTCGACGGCGGCGATCAGGCGGGCGAAGACCGCATCGCGATCCATGTCCCAGCCAACCTTCGGGCCGATGACCATTTGGCGTTTCAGCCCTTCGCAGAATTGCCGGATCAGCGCCGGCGCGGCCGAATTGAGATCGCGCGCCAGGCGGGATAGCGCGGCAGGCGGCAAGCAATAGGGATCGAGGTAAAGCGCCAGGATGCGTTCGCGCTCGATCTGGCCCGGCAGGCCCAAATGGATCTGCAATTCGAAGCGGCGCCAGATCGCCGGGTCCAATTGGTCTTCCCGGTTGGTAGCGGCGATCAGCAGCCCGTCATGGCGTTCGATGCGCTGCAGCAGGATATTGACCCAGGCGTTGCGTTCGTTATCCGCCCCCTGGCCGCTGGAATTGCGCTTCTGGGCGATGGAATCGAATTCATCGAAGAACAGGGCATAGGGGCCGCTGGCCTCGATCGCATCGAACAGGGCCGCGATATTGCGGCCGGATGCGCCCAAATACTTGTCGATCAGGGCGGCGCCATCGACCACGGCCAGCGGATAGCCCAGGCGCGCGGCCAGATGATGCGCCAGGGTCGTCTTGCCGCCGCCGGGCGGGCCGAAGAACAGCGCGCGGCGGCGGGGCTTCAGGCCAACTTCCGCCAGCGCATCTTCCGCCCAAAGCTCTTCCAGCCATTCCATCAGCGCGGCGCGAACGGCGCCGCCGAGAATAGGCTCGCGCGCTTCTTCGGGATGAAGCACGTTGGCCAGGGATTCGACATTCCCGGCGGGGGCGCGGCGAAAATTCACCGGCGCGCCCCGCGGCGGATGGTTTTCGGCTTGGCTTTCGCTTCCGGCTTTGGCGCGGGCGGATCGGCCGGGCCCATGCCATCGCCGCCATTGCCGCGGCGCCAGCCCTTATCCCAACGCGGCCGGCGCTTATCCTTCGCCGGGAAGGGATTTTCGATGACGTTCCGGCCTTCGCGGGCGGCGGCTTCCCCCAGCGTTTCGGCTTCATCTTCGGTACATTCCGGAACGGGCGGCGCATCCGGGCGCGGCTTCGGCGCGGGATCGGTTGCTTCGCCGGGCGCCGGGGCGGCGGGCGGTTCAACCCAATCTTCCGCGTGAACTTCGCCTTCGGCATCGCGCCAAAGCCGAACCGGCGCGCCGAAGGCGCGGATGATGATATCGCCATCGGCCGGGACCGCGCCCTTCAACGCCCCGATGACGGAATCGCGCGCGGATCGATCGACGCTCATCAGGCCGGCGGCCCGGAACAGCGGGTTTTCGGACTCCAGGCCGACCGCATGGAAATAGATATCGAGAAGCGCATCGGCTTCTTCGCGCTTGGCGCGATCCATGCCGCGCCGCTTGATCAGCGCCCGGATGGTGGGCGTATTGAAACCCTTGGCCTTGGCTTCCGCGAAGATCGCGGTTTCATCGGCCGAAAGGCCCTTCTTGCTTTCCCGGATGCTTTCGATCCGTTCGCAGAACGCCTTCAATTCTTCGCCGGAAGGCGCGTTCTTTCCGATCTGGCTCATCGTTCGGGATCCTCATCAGGTTTGGCGGGGTTGGCGGCCGGCCCGCCCAGGGCATCCAGGGCGGCGGAACAATTGACGATGGCTTCGCTGATCGCCGCATCGGCGGCTTCCATGCGATCTAGGGCCTGGATCAGCTTCGCGCGGGCGCGGATGCGCGGATCGATTTCGCCCCCATGCATCAAGACCCCCGGCGGGGCTTCCGGCGCGGCGGCGCGCGGCGCCGGCCGGCGCAACCAGCGCGCCGCGCCGTTCATATGGCGAACCGCTTCCTGGAAGGCCCGGGATACGAAAACCGCATCGCTGATGGCGCGGCCAACGCGCAATTCGGCGCGTTCATCCAGGGAAAGCGCCCCGGCGGGCGGGTGAGGAGCGCCCGCCGGGGCTTCCGGCGCCCGGCCGGCTTCATGGGGGGAAGCCGGGCGCGCGGAATCGGGATCGGATGAAAGTTCGGGGGGAATGAAGGGGCGCATCAGCGATACCCCCGCGCCGCCAGAATGGCGTCTTCAACGGCCAGGCCGAACAGGCCGATGGCCGCGATGCAGGCCAGGATCGCGATCAGGGCGGCGGCATCCTGAAGCCAGGGCCCCAGCGCGCGGAGGATCGGGCGGCGGCGGGGCATCATGCCCGCCCCCGGGCGCTGGCCTTGCGGTCTTCCTGTTCGCGCAGCCAGGCGCGAACGGCATCCTTGCGATAGAGCACCTTCCGGCCGACGCGAACGCAGGGCGGGCCGATGCGGCGCGTTTCCCAGCGTTGCAGGGTATCGATCGAAAGGCCCAGTTCCTTCGCCAGATCGGCGCGGGAAAGCCATTCATCCAGCAGGCCTTCGGGCGCGGCGGCCCCGGCGGGCGGTTCGGCGGCGCTTCCCCCGCGGGGCGGGGCCGGGCGTTCGGTTGGAAGATGGGCGGTTGGATGATGGGTTGGCGGCGCCATCGGCGATCCCCTTCGAATGCGTTCGAACGGGAGGCAAGCATGGCCGCGCGCGCGGCGGGCAGGCGGAAACCGGCGGAATGCCGCCCCCGCCCGCGCCGGACCGTTATCCACAAGGGCGGGAGGTAACTGGGGATGGATTGCCCGGGCCGGGCGGCAGGGGTCGGATTTCTATTGACCGCCTTCCGGCGTTCGGGAACATAAGCGGAACATGCGCTAAACCTTAAATGGCAGGCCCCGAATCGGCCGCATCCGCTTTTGCGAGCATTTCGCGCTCGCTCACCAATCCTTCCTCCGGTAGGAGAGAACAGTTAGGGAGTATAATCAAAGGCTTTCGAAGGGGGCCCCTATGGCTTTACCACCAAGGTGTTTCTATACGTTGTACGAAATCGCGGCCCGGTGGGGTTGCATGCCCACCGATATTGCCGGCTGGGCGGCGGCGGGCCAGATTGAACTTGTAGCCAGCTTCACGCCGGTTCGCGCGAACGGGGAAATGCTTGCGGGAATGCTGGCCATCCCCGCCGGCGATATCCTTCCCCTGTTCCGCCGCTTCGGCGATGGCCGCGGCGCGATCCCTATCTTCCGCGTGCGCGATCCCGGCGGCGATAGCTGGCGCTTCATCGAGGATCCCGCCGAAGGCGTACCGATCGCCGCCGAGGATATCGTCATCGCCCGCGCGGAAATGGAGCGCTTCGAGGATGAATATTCGATCCTGGGCGGCCGCCGTACGGCCGGCCCGGGCGTTGCGCCGAAATGGGATTGGGATGGCTTCTATACCGCCCTGATCCGCCGGGTATACGATCAGGGCCTGCCCGAAACGCAAAAGGAACTGATCGCCGAAATGCAGGGCTGGTTCGAGCGCCGATCCGATACCGGCGAAGCGCCCGATGAATCGACCATCCGCCGCCGCGTTTCCGCGGTTTGGCGGGAATTGCGGGCTTGATGCCGATCAGCGGCCTTCCAGGTACCGGGTAGCGGTATCGCCCCGGTAGCCCGGATGGCCGGTTTCCTTCCGGATAACCGCCCGTATGCGCGTCCAGCGCGCATTGGCGTCCCAATCATGGTTCAGCGCGGTTTCGGCCATCCGTTCGCGGGCCAGGTCATAGGCCTGGTCCCCATGGCGGGCGATGTATTCGCGGGCTTCCGCTTCGATTTCGCGGCGGGCGTCCCGCCGGCGGCGCAACCATCCGATCATGCGCGCATCCCCCCTTCATCCGGGCCGGTATCGGCATTATGGACTATTTTCAGCCGTGGGCGAAGCAGATCCCCAACGGTATCGACCCCAGCGCGCAACGGCGACTCGAACAGATGCGCGTACCGCTGGGTTGTTTTCCATTGGGTATGGCCCAGCAGCTTGCCGATCATCTCGAGCGAAGCGCCGCCGCTGATCAGCAGCGAAGCGAAGGTATGCCGCAGATCGTTTCGCCAGAGGCCAGCCGGCAGGCCGGCCGCTTCCAGGATGCCATCCCAGAAGGTCCGCAGATCGGTAATGGACCGGAATTCATCGCCTTCCCCCAGGCCTTCCTGCGGGAACAGCCAGGGGCAACCCGCCGGGATCGCGGCCATGCGGCGCGCTACGATATGCGCCGCTTCCGGCGAAATCGGTGCCCGGTGAATCTTGCGCTGCTTCGTATGGGCCGATTGCTTCGCCCAGAAGCGCAGATCCAGATTGAATTGATCGGCCATGGCCCGCATGCATTCCCCCGGCCGGGCGCCCGTAAGCATCATCAGGCGGATCGCATCGGCCCGCATTTGATCGGGATGCGCCCCCAGCGCATCGGCCAGCGCGCCGATCTGGTCGGGGGTAAGATAAACCTGCCGTTCGTTCTCCGGCCGGCGATGATGGCTGGCGGCGGGATTATCCGGCCGCATCTTCCATTCGACCGCCAGGTTGAACATCTTGCGGAGAACTTCGCCTACGCGGTTCGCCCGGATCGGGGTCGGCTTCGGCGGCGCCAACGGCTTCGTTCGCTTGCGTTTGGGCTGGGCCTTATGCGGCCGCGCCCGGCCCTGGGCGATCCTGGCCAGCAGCCGATCGCAATCGGCGGCCTGGATATCGGCAACCTTCCGCGTACGCCATTCGGGCTCTACCAGCTTCCGCAACATCGACTCCTGATCGGCGGCGTTTCGCGGCGCCAGCTTCGGTAGATGTTCCGCGATATATCGATCGATCAGATCGGCCATGGTAGGCGCTTCGCGGGCGTCCTGGCGTTCGGCCAGGGGATCGATGCCGCGATCGATATCGCGCTTCAGCGCCTTGGCTTCTTCCCGGGCGGCGGTAACAGACCAATCCGGCCAGCTGCCGATCGTATAGCGCCGCTGGCGGCCCGCGATGCGATAGACCAGAACGAAGGCGCGCCGGCCGCTGGCATAGACGCAAAGGGCGAAGCCCGGGCACTCGTCATCGAAGATCCGGCGATCCTTCGCCGTCGCGACGGCGGCCCTTACAACCCCTTGCGTTAGATGCGCCTTTGCCAT